AGATTGAAATTGATCTGCAATAACTTTCCTCTTATCCGAGTTAAGTGTTATCTTCTTTGTAGTCATATTTCCTCTTTCTGTTTTATTTTGCATGATTTGTTTTTAACACTTGACAAAAGGATTGTCAAGTATTATATAGGAGTATCAGCTTCATTTGTAGATTTATCGCTGAACATAACTATAAATCTACGGGACAACCTCGGGTTGCATCACACCGCCACTAGTTGGCCGTCTTTGTAATCCAGAGGACTGATCCCTGGTCTTATTATACTACCCATCCGGATGGGTTGCTAAGAGGTAATAGGACCTGGGATCAGTAACAGAATCCCACGTTAGCTAGTAGCGGGCGGTTACTGGTCCTGCATTGCGCTGGAGAGTAAGTTCAGCTATTGCTTTAGAACTGGTAAGGCGCAAGCTTTAAGAAAGAAATTATGTCAAGAAGAATTGAGAACCCGGTAATATTTATTAACCACTGGCGCTGGCTCGAGGCCAACGGCTACAAGCAACAAGCGGCAAGCTGCAAGCGCCAAGCCGCAAGCTTGACAAGATTAAGATATAATGATATCCAGGAGATTAAAGGAGAAAGATTATGCAAACAAAAGAAGCTTTAAAAATTATAGGCGGTAGCCTGAGCAAACCGTCAAAGATGCCTGGCTGGTCGATAGGTTTACCTGCCAAGGAATGCAAAACAGGCGGCAAGCTTCAGAAGGTGAAGGGCAGCGTCTGTTATGACTGCTACGCATTAAAAGGTTGTTATGTGTTTAAGGTTGTTCAGGATGCACAGTATCGAAGGCTGGCAGCCATAAGCTCACCGCAATGGGTCACCGCTATGGTTCACCTGATCAACAGTAAAAAACCGGATGTCTTCAGATGGCACGACTCCGGAGACGTCCAAGATCTAGATCATTTAAAAAAAATTTATTCAGTATGCAGAGCAACGCCTGACAAGCGTCACTGGCTGCCAACGAGGGAGGCCTGGATCAAGGACCACCTGAACAGCAAGCCCAACAATTTAGTCATAAGGTTCAGCGCTCCGATGGTAGACCAGAGGGCGCCTGAGTCTTGGCCCAACTCTTCAGAGGTGGTAACATCAGGGGCCAGCTGTCCCGCAGCTCAACAAGACAATGAATGCAGAGACTGCAGACAATGTTGGGACCCTAACATCAAAGTGATAAAATATGGAAAGCATTAAAGAATTCCCGCGTGGAATAAATTCGGATCAGGTCATTAGCGGTAAAAACTCGACGGAGTGTAAAACGCGTGCACCTGGTCCGGGCCTCAAGCTACAAGCTCTCAAGCTTCAAGCGACAAGCCGCAAGCCCCAAGCAACAAGCGTCAAGCTCCAAGCCGCAAGCGACAAGCTCACGAATCTTGAACCCTTCATAAAGTTTCAAGCCACAAGCATCAGGGGTCTTAATGCAGATGAAACTATTCTTAGGATGACGTACATGGAAGGCAATTTGGTGTGGTGAAAACCTCACAGAATTACGTTTGGTTACTTTAAACTCTATTGTAAAAAATGTATTGTTTTTATTGTATGCCAATACATCTGGAGTGCCTAATGATGTTGTATTTTCTATTCTTGTATACGAAATATTTGGTGTGTGTTTCTTAAAATATTGATAGAATTTAGCTTCTGGTCCCATCTGTTTTTAAAGTAATATATGTCTACAATTTTTTCTTCTTTACAGAACCCATTCTCCAAGTTTCTGCTGTAATTTCGAACACTAACCTATGTGATTCTCTAGATCCAATTATATTATTTTCAAACAATGTAATTGAATGAATATCAAAGTGACCATCTGGAGAATGAAACTCTCCTTTTGGTAATTTAACTTGCACTCTAGCATTTTGACATGTAGGTGATTTTAAAAAATTATTTAGCTGTTTGGCTAATTCTTTCGCATTTATCATTAATTGACTTTTACTCTATGTTACGGTAATAGTCAAGTATGGGAGTACCAAAAAGATTAACAGAGATGCAACAAAAGTTTGCCAATTTATTGGTGACTAATGAAGGTAGAAAGACTGCCTATGAATGTGCTATCGAAGCAGGATACTCACCAGACAGAGCTAGAATCACAGCATCAGAATTAAGAAACCCAAAACTATATCCACTAGTAGTTAAATATATAGGTGAGATCAGAGAAGAATATCAAAAGAAATATGAAGTGACTTATGAAAGACACATATCAGAACTTGGTAAGATTAGAGAAGCTGCACTTAAGAAAGGTGCTTTCTCAGCTGCAAACAATGCAGAGGTAGCAAGAGGTAAAGCAGCAGGATTGTATGTTGAACAGAAGATAATCAGGACCGGTAAGTTAGATGATATGTCTAAAGAAGAAATGGAAACAGAACTTAAAAAGATTTTAGAAGAATACTCACCATTGTTACAAGAAGTTACAACAGATGATGTCAAAGAAAAAATAAAAGAAAATAGACTACCAAGACTTAAGAAAGTTTCGTCACCTTCTTTACCCAAGGAATCGGAATCATCGTCCGATCACCAAAAGTAATACCATCATCATCTTTGTCGTAAGATGCAAATAACTTAATTGATTTTTTATCTTTAGAATATAACCAACCCTCATTTACAGGTGTAGCTAATTTCATTTTATCAAATTCTTTATCTGTTGCCCAACCAGAATCACTAACACAATCAATCCACTCAACTCGTACCTTTGGATAAGGTATGTCAGATGAACTTTCAAAAGTATTTCGTTTTCTTCTTTTCTTGGGCATATCAACTTCATATCATCACCCCTATAGGTTTTCCAGAATTTTAAATGCAAAAATCAAATCCAAAGTACTCGCGCGGCCCCTATCTTAGAATCATTATAAACTACACCTATTTCTACTTGATAATCCTATGCTCTAAAACCATTGGTATTCCTTGCTGATCACCTCAACCCCAGATCACCTCTCTTTTTCTAAACCCTTTTTCCAAATTTAACAATATCCAGAAACCTATAGGCAGGTGATCAACCGCATAAAACCTCACTTTTTAATTGTGGCAATTTTATGATTCTGCCTTATTTCGGTCACTATAATACTTATCTAATCTTTCTAGAAATTTGTGTTGGTATTTGATAAACTCTTTGCCTTTTACTTGAAACTTTTGGAAATATTTGT